ATGATCTTGTTGGCCTCGGCCACACCTTTCGCTCGTTCGATTTCAGCCTTTGCTTCAAGCGAGGCGGAATCCATCTTTGCCTTTGCTTCAAGCACCCGCACTTGCCTGGTGCTTTCGGCTTCCATCAACGCAGCCTTACCGGCCATTGTGCGGTTGTAGACACCGATCTGCGGGAATGCCCAAAGTCCAGCGCCAATAATTGCAATGCCGCCGACGACAATAATGATGGCAGTTGTGTCTGTTTCGTATCTAGGCATGATCAAAAATCATCAGAGGTGAGGGAAGTTGAGTCGGTACTCAGCGCCCACTTGGGCAAGCTGAGTGGTTCGATGCCTTGGCTGTAGCCGGGCCATTCGTTGATCGCCATGCAGTCCGAGATGGTCTGCATGTTCTGGCGGCGCAGTTCAGCGCCAACAGTCATGGCTTCGGCATCCAGCTCATAAACACCAACCGCATACGGATAGGTCTTCTCCACTGCGATGAAGACAAACCGCTCCGCAGGCAAGCCAGGCAGGTAGTGGCTCGCTTGCACATGGTGGCGGTAGGTTGCGCAGCTCTTGGCGAAGCCGCGCGGGCTGGCGTCTTCGGTGGTTTTGAGATCCACGACCGTGGCACCATTCAGCCAGTCTGGCCGGCACTTGCAGCGCAATCCACTGGCGGGATCATCCCACCAGAAGGACTGCTCAGCCTTGCCATTGGCGAGCAGTGCTGATGCTGCAGGATGCACGCGGACGCTGGCAGCCATTGATAGCGCTAGCGCCATGTCGGATTGAGTGACAGCTTCAATGCCAGCAGCGGCCATACTTGCAGCTTGCTCTTTACCAGCTTTGGTATTACGCGGTCCGCAGACGCCATAACGCTGCAGTAGATCCTCAGGTTCAAGCACTGCTGTATGCACCAGCGTGCCAAGTCGCATCGCAGCAGTTGGCTCCACCGGCAAGCGCTGTGGGTCGAGGTAGCGGCTCCAGTAGTGGTATGGCGACTTAGCCACTGCGTGCAGGTGCGAAGCGCTAACGGCTGGGTCGGCGTGGTACTGCTCATTGCTGATGGTCATACTGCTGCACCACTACGCAAGGAGCGATGCAAAGGGCTGGCAGTGCCGTATGTAGTGACCATTTCGGGAAATGCATCAAGCAAACGACGCCTGTTGCTGTCGCCTGCTTTTAAGCCAGCCTGTGCTAGCGATTGGAAGAATCCACTGCCGTGTTGAGAGGCGGTAGCGAATGTCCAATAGATGTCGGTGTTATTCATGGATCTGTTGGGTGCCGGTGTGGGTTGGCGCATAATGGCCTGCTGCTTCGATGCCGATCATGGCGATCACCCATGCGGCGATAGCCATGCAGCAAATGTTTGCGATTTTGTTGTTCATGCCATCAGCGCCTTACAGACGCGATAGGTGGACAGGTTGAGGCGTTCTGCAATGCGCTTCTGGCTCAGGCCAGTGCGGCGCAGTACGCGGATGCGGCGGTCGTCAGATGCGGTTAGCCAGTCGATCACGGCGACTACTACCAGCAGTGGCAGTAGCAGTTTCCAGATGATCTGCAGTGCGGTTGTGAGCATGGTTGGGGTCGCAATGTGTGGTTGCCGGATTGGGTGCGGCTCCGGCGGGCCGCGGTGGGGTTAGGCGCGAAAGGATATAGAGTCAGCTTTTAGACGTAACCAAAGACAAGGATCAAAAGTTGCTGAATGCCTTTCGTATTCGGGCTGCATTTGATTTGCTATCTCAAGCAGTATTCTTGAGACTTCAGACCGCTCAAGATTTTGAGCGGTTTCGTGATAGCAGCAACTTTTGATGGCCTGCACAAATTCATCAGGAGTTGACATAGCCAGCTTTGATCGCAGTTGCAAGGGTCATCCATTCAATCGCAACGCCGGAAACTCGGTAGGTGATTTCAATCTGAACTACGGTTTGGCCGAAGCGATTGGTGGTGCGCTGAAGCTCTCTGGAGGTTACGGTTGGGGTCGCAATGCGAGTCATGGCTGGTGTCGGTTTGGGGTGCCGGGCCAACCGGCGATGCAGCCTTACTTAGGGCGTGTTGGGCTCGTGGTGTCGCGTCGTGTGCCCGGTTCCGCGGCGGTTGAGTTTTTCGAGTGGACCGCGCCCCTCGTGCAACCACTATACACCCTGCGCAACCCCTGTCAACCCCCGGCAGCCATGATCTGCTGTGCATCCTCCACTGAGCGCGCTACGCCTGCAATGCCGCCTGCTGCCTGGACAGCATCCAACCATTGCTGCTGCTCTGGCCTGATCCTGCCGTTTGGCGTCTTCACCTCAATACTGGTGAACACCGCAACGGTGCTGCCCACCATCTCCGGTGTGATCGTCACGCGCTTCCAGCCGATCAAGTCAGCGCTGCCCTTGCACAGGCCAAACTGCACTGGTCTGCCGTGCTGGTCACGCAGCGTGCCGGTGTTATTGCGGAAGAGCCTGGTGCTGCCATTACCGCAGGCGATGCGGATTTCCTGCTGGATGCGTTGCTCGCTCAACCCTCAGATGCCATACCGCTTGGCCAACCTAGCTTGGTAAACCCTCTCAGCCCAGCCGCGTTTATAGCCGCGTTGCTGCGCTAACTGGCGTAGGTCATCCAATGACTGCGCACTGCCTTGCTCGCGTTTGCGCTGGCGTGCAGCCATCTCCACCAATTCCCCCTCCACCTGCTGCAGCTCACGGCGTTCCTGTGGTGCAAACACATGGCCGCATTCACGGCATACCTGCACCGCACTGGCACTGGTGGCAAAGCACTGCGGGCATACCTTGACGCTTGGTGCGGCCTCGCGGTCACGTTTGGCGGCACCATCCAAAGTCCAATCGCGTTCTTCAAGGTGGTGGCCAAGCCGCAACGTATTGCCGACATGATCCAGCACCACAGCACGCTTGCTAGGTTGCGGGCGCAGGCACCTGCCGATCATCTGCAAGTGCAGCGCCACGCTTGCGGTAGGTCGCAGCAAGATGCAACCGCCAACGCTTGGTACGTCAACGCCTTCGCCAATCAGGGCGCAGGATGTCAGCACCTTCAAACTGCCGGTGCCTAGATCGCTAAGCAGCTGCTGGCGTTGCGTGGTATCCATGCTGCCATCAATACTTGCTGCAGCGATACCAGCTGATTGGAAGAGCGCTGCAACTGCCTCGGCATGGGCCACTGAGCAGCAAAATGCAATTGCCGTCTGGCCTGGCAGGTGCTTGCGGTAATGGCCAAGGCAATCGCCCATAATCGTGCCAACACGTTGCTCGGCCTCCTTAGCGTCAAAATCACCCATCCGCTTACGCAGGCCGGTTGAATCGAAGCCCGGTGGTGCCAGCACTTTTGCAGCAGCAAGAAATCCTTGCTCAGTGAGCTGCTGCGCAGTTGGCCCTTGCACCATCGCTTGATAATGCTGCCCAAGGCCGCGGCCATCGCTGCGTATCGGTGTTGCCGTCACGCCAAGCAGCTTGGCGGCATGAAAATGCTCAATCACCTTGGCCCATGTGCCCGCTGTTGTGTGGTGCGCTTCATCCACCACCAGCAATTGAAAGAACTCACGTGGCAGCAGGTGCAACCTGCGGGCAAGCGTTTGCACGCTAGCAACTTGCACCGCATGGCTTAGGTCCATGCTTTTACCAGCAGCAATACGACCATGCCTGACGCCCATTGCCGCAAGACTGCGGCTGGCTTGATCCAATAGCTCTGCGCGATGCACCAATATGCAGACGCGGTTGCCCTTGATGCTGGCTTGCTGGGCGATGTAGCTAAAGCACACCGTCTTGCCGCCGCCGGTCGGCAGTACCGCTAGGACTGACTTATGCCCTAGCTGGTATTGCAGGCGGATGTCGGTGATCAGTTGCTGTTGGTATGGGCGGAGGTTCATAGCAGATCCTCCGCATCATCAAGCAGGGATCCTTGGCTAGGGGTGCGCGTATCCTCCACGGCGATCTCCATGTTCTTGATGGCTTGCTTGTAGTAGCTTTCTTTCAGTTCGATGCCGATGCCGCGGCGGTCAAGTTGCACAGCGCCGTACACTTCGCTGCCGACACCCATAAATGGCGTCAGCACAGTCTCGCCAGGATTGGACCGCAGGCAAATGGCGCGGTCAATCACGTCAAGTTGCAGCGGGTGAACGTGCTTCTCATCATCAGGATCTTTGCCATCACGGAACGGAAGCACCCGCCCCATGTTGATATCGTCCCAAATAGACGAGGCGTAGCGGCGCCAGATCCAGTGGCTGAACCTATTCTCGGTTTGCTTGCCCTTCCAATTGCGATACTGCTGCAGATCCGCAGGAATTGGGCACTCGCCGGCATAGTGATCTAATCCGGTTGGATTTGCAATCGGTATCTTGTTTGCGCCACTGCGACGAAACACCAGCAGGTAGTCAGCGGATGCAACACCTGCATAGGCTGCATCGTCAACGATGGTCTTATGCGCCAGGTTCTTGACCATGGTGCGATTGCGCACCCATAGCGGCTCTTTCCAGATCGTATGGCGCGCTACATAATGCCAGCCACACTGCTCATGGAGCGCGATGATCTTGCCTGGCAAATCCAGCAACGAGTCTTGACCGCTGTTACCGCTTGGGATGTCAGTGCAATGCACAGCCGTCAACCGTCCGGGCAAGGTCAACCGATGCAAGTCACGGACCACATAGCCGTAGTGATCCATGAACTGGTCATAATCACGGCAATTACTAATGTCGCGCTCGTTCGAGCTATAGACATACAATCCAGCAAAAGGCGGCGAGTAAATAGAGAAATGGATTGACTCAGACGGCAATCCTTGCATCACTTCGATGCAGTCGCCGTTGTAAATGGCATACCTGTCAGTGATCACAGCCATGATGGAACCTTGATTGGTGTGGTGTTGTACTCTTTGCGCTGGATCTCCAGCGAGTGATTCATCTCGGCAACTAGGTTGCCGAACATTTGCTCAGCCTGCAACCGCTTGCGGTGCAGGTTCTCCATAATCCGCCGCTCGCCTTCCGTTAAAACGATGTCAACCGTGACTGAACGTTGCTGACCAAACCGCCAGCAACGTCTGACAGATTGGTAATACTGCTCAAAACTATGGGATGGGAAATAGGTCACATGGTTGCAGACTTGAAAGTTCAACCCCCATGCGCCGATCTTGGGTTTTGTGACCAACACCCGCGCACGACCTTCAGCAAAGTTAATCAGCCGCCGCTCTTTGACCTCATCTTTGTCCTTGCCTGATACCTGGATTGCGTCGGGGATCAGATGCTCCAATAGGTCGCCTTCCTCGTTGAGGTGGCACCACACCAGAGCGCTCTGTCCGGTATTGGCGACCATGCTAGCGACCTGCTCACACCGCTCGCCAATTGTGCGCTTTTTCTCTGCTCGTTGTTCGCGCAAATCAGTTGCAGGGATCGCAAACAGCATCCCGTCAGGGACAGTCTGCGTCTCAATCAGGTGATCACGCTCATGCAATGCCGGCAGCACGAAGCGGCCATCATTAAATCCAAGGTCTGATGGCTGACGGCAAGCCCTAGCCCAACTTGTCACCCATCGCCAGAACGGCATCTCGGCATGACCTTTGAACCGCCATTTAGGCGCCTCGCCATACATGCGGCGGCTGGTTAGGTTGTTCTGATCGTTCTTGAAGAATCGAGCGAGCATGTCCATATGGCCCATATATCCAAGGGCCTCGGAGCTGGTACCAAGCTCAATGAAATCATTTGGCGCAGCAGTTGCCGTTGCCAGCAGTCGATAGGGCACCTTCCGCATGAAGTCGGTGATCTCGTTTCGTCGGGCACCATCAAATGACTTGAGAATGCTCGATTCATCGCACACTACGCCAGCAAAATCAGCTGGCTTGAAATGCTCCAGCCGCTCGTAGTTGGTGATGACGATGCGGCCATGCACCGAGCCATCACCACTGCGATGGCACTCAATGCCGAACTTCTCACCCTCGCGGATGGTCTGCGCCGCGACTGCCAGCGGCGTCAGGATCAACACCGGCTTATCAGTGTGACGCGCCACATTTTCAGCCCATGTCAGCTGCATGGCAGTCTTTCCGAGACCGCAGTCGGCGAAGATAGCCGCGCGACCTTTGCGCACTGCCCAGTCAACCAACGCCTGCTGAAAGTCAAACAACTGATCTGGCATAAACACCGGCTCAAACCCGTGCGTCGCGCCTTCGTGCGTCTTCTGGTCTAAGAACTCTTGGTAGGTCATTCGTTGGGTTGAGTCAGCCGCTTGTGCTGCAACAATGCTTGAAAGTCTGTAATTGAGTCGTAGCGATGAAATTGCTCCCGCGCTCTATGTATAGATGCGTGGCATTCAGCGCAAAGGATTTGAATGTTGTCCCGGTGATCTATCCCGCCATGCTTTTGCTCAAAAATATGATGGGCCTGCAATGAAACCGATGGCCTGATTGATTTGAGCAAATCTCGGTGCCGCAAGCAAGACCAGCAAAAATCTCGCATATCGTCAGGCGCAAATTGAAAAAAGTCTTTGTTGACCTTGCGGCGTGGCGGTTTCAAATCCGCTGGCTTTGAGATCCAAAGGTGCCCATGTATAGGGCAACGAATCTCGCCGTGATGCTGAGTGTCGGGCCGAAGCTTGAACGGTGATTCTTGCCCGCATTTGGGGCAAGGCATGGTTTCCATGGGGGCGGATACCGTGAGGTGCCTTGCAACCTTAGCGACTTTGGCTAAGCTTGGCAAGCCTTTAGCCGAGAACGTGCACCCCATCTCAGTTTTGTTTACGCCGCAGCAGGTGCAGTGGCTGGATCGGCAACGCGCTGCTGGCTTGTCCCGCAGCGCCGTGATCAGGCTTGTAGTTGAGGAAGCCATGCGTCGCGCCAAGGAGTCCAAGTGAACCTGCGCGATGAGCTGAGCCGGCTGCCCGACGATTGGGGTTACGTCGCAGTTGACGGTCAAAAACGCCCATACCAAGCGGCATGGCAGGACAACCCGCTCGCCAAAGACGACTTGCTCACTGAGCTGACCGGTGGTCGCGCACGTGCAATTGGCGTGTGTTGCGGTGTGCCATCCGGTGGTTTGCTATTCCTAGACCACGACGGCAAGTCAGCCAGCACGCTTCTTTCGGATTGGGGCCTACCGCTTTCGTCCCTACCCCGCAGCTGGGTCGTCAAATCCGGTCGTGATGGTCGGATGCAGATCATCTACCGCGTACCACAGCAGTATTGGGATGACATCGCCACACGTAAATACAAGACTGGTGTCATAGATGACGATGGCAAAGCTGAGCAGGTAGAACTCCGTTGGAATGGTTGCCAGTCTGTTGTGGCAGGCGCGCATCCTCAAACCAGCGGCTACTACTGGGTTAAAGGTCACGCACCAGGCGACCGCGACATAGCGGAAGCGCCAGTTGGGTTGATTGAGCGGATGCTTAAACCCAAGCCGGCACCATTGCCATTGGTTGAATACAAGCCCTCATCACTAGCTGATGACGTTGCACGTGCTCGGTCATACCTCGCAGCATTAGCGCCAGCGCGTGCTGATGACTACGACGACTGGCTTGATACCGGCATGGCGCTTCACAGCCTTGGCGATGACAGCCTGCTCAGTGATTGGGAGCAATGGTCCGGTCAATCGGCGAAACACAAGCCCAGCGATTGCCAACGCAAATGGCGGAGCTTTAAGAAATCCGGCATCACGCTTGGCACGCTTGGTGATATGGCCAAGAAAGACGGCTGGCGTAGCAGCAAACCAGCGCGGCGCAAGATTGGGGGTAGGGCAGCAGACCCAGAGCCACAGGCTGCTCGCGCGCCAGTCGGCGGCAAGCCGGAAAAGCTTGAGGCCGCTGAGCTGCTGGAGTACCTACGCCGCAGTGCCGGCGATATCCGTCTCAACATCTTTACCCAACAAATCGAGGTCGACAATCAAGTAATAGAAGGCGTCGACCGCTATTACCTCAAACTGGCAGAGCAGGGTTACAAGGTCAGCAAGGAACTTGCCATTGATTGCTTGGTCCAAGTGGCAAGCGAGAAGCCATACGATCCAGTGCGGCTTTACCTCGAACACGTCGCCGATCACGTCGACCCGACCTACATCGACCGGCTTGCAACGACTTACCTTCGCCCGTGCGATGCCGCGCTGCCAGAGCCAACCATTTACGACGAGATGCTTAAGCGCACGCTTATCGGTGCCGTTATGCGTGCCTTTACCCCTGGCTGCAAGCACGACACTGCTTGCGTATTGATGGGTGATCAAGGTGCCTACAAGTCCAGCTTTTGGGGTTGCCTCGGTGGTCCTTTTTTCTCTGATGCACTTGGTGATATCTCAAGTAAAGACGATGTAATGGTACTTCATCGGTCATGGATGATGGAATGGGCAGAACTTGACCACATCACAGGTAGACGCCATGCAGGACAGGTAAAAGCCTTCCTTTCGCAGGCAGTAGATCTAATGCGCGTGCCATATGGCAAGGCAGTTGAGTCATTTCCAAGGCGTGGCATTATTGTTGGCACTACCAATAAAACCACCGGTTTCTTGGTAGACGAAACCGGCAACCGTCGCTTTTGGGTCATCCCGACCACTAAAACGCAACGGGACCAGATTGATACCGCTTCATTGATGCTTGAACGTGACGCGATTTGGTCCGCTGTAGTACATGCCTACCGCGCAGGTGAAACCAACCGTTTAACAGTAGACATGGAAATTCAAGTGACAGAGGAGAATAATAATTATGTCATTGACTCGCCTTGGCGTAGTGCCATTGAAGAACATCTTGAGAAGCGGCGTACAATTGAACCACTGACAACTGAGGAGCTTCTCAATAACGCAATCAAGAAGCCTGCCGAACGCCAAACGCGAGCTGACCAGATGCAAGTGGCCTCGATTCTCAAAGATCTTGGGTACGTCGCAAAACGCGAGGCGTCTGGGCGGCGTCGGCGGTACTTCGCAAAGCCATAGGTCGGGTTGGACGCGCTAAGCCCTTGGCAGCACTGGATTTCCTCTCCGTCCAACGTCCGACCGTCCATCTAAGGGTTTAAGAGTTACCTAAACCCTCCCTCTCCCCCCTTCTCCCTCTTTTATCCATATAGGTTGGGAGGTTGGACGGAGAGGCCAAACCTCAGTCGTGGCAAGGCCGCCGACCTCGCCCAACCTCGTCCATCTAGGTAGGACCTGCATTGGACCTATCCTGCATCGAACTCCTACGCATTCAATGCCTGAAATCAAGCTCAACGTGTCCGCTGACGACCTAGCGCGGTTGAACGCTGAAGCAACAGCGCATGGCATCCCACGTGCGCATCTCATCCGGCAGCGTGCGCTTGGTGGCGGTGGTGTTGCACGATTGACCACGGCGGCGTACCATGCGCTGGTGGCGGACGCCTGCGCTTTCATGCGTGGTGACCTAAGCCGCCGTCATGTTGAAACTCTCGTTGCATATGTCATCGCTCATTCACATCCCAGCCAAACAGCAGCCGGTGATCAACCGACTGCATGACGCCATGACCCAGGCAGTGGCGTACGCCACAGCCATTGCCGACAACGCCATTGATGACGGCGTGCCGATACCGGCTGAACTTGTCGACAGCTTTGCCGCTGACTACCAAAGCATCATCACCAGCCTCATCACTGCCGCCACCGCCAAATGAAAGCCGTTACCTGCCAAGCCGATCTCGATCACGCGCTGCGCACCATTGCGCCAGCCGTTGGTCACCGCAGCTCACACCCGATCCTTGATTGCTGCCTGATCCAAGCCGCTGGTGGTGCCATGACCATCACCGGCTTCAACCTTGACCTCGGCATCACCATCACCATCCCAGCCGCAGTCGAGACTGATGGCGCTGTTGCATTGCCATACAGGCTGCTAGCTGGGCTTGTAAGCCGCTTTGATGGTGACGAGGCCATAACCCTCGCAGATGGCGCTTTGACCGCTTCTGCGGGCTCCTACGGGCTTGCTGCGGCTGATGCGGCGGATTACCCCGCAATGCCGGTTGTGGACGCCACCAGCACTGAGCTGCACCTATCCGCCGGTATCCGCGCCTGCATGGCAGCCGCCAGCACCGACGCCAGCAAGCAGATGCTGCAAGGCATCCACCTAGGCAGCGGTCACATGGAAGCCACAGACGGTCATCGCCTCATGCGCTACGCACTAGACCTGCCTGCCGACCTAGACGTGGTACTACCAGCCAGCACCATGCGTCTGCTGCAGGATCGCGTTGCAGCAATCGCCGTTGCACATGGTCAAGCCGTCATCGACGCAGGTGATGGCATCACCATCTACAGCCGCATCATTGATGGCACCTACCCAGACGTAACCAAGCTGGTGCCGGCTGAGTTCAAAAGCACCATCACTGCCGACCGGCGACGCCTTACGCGTGCCCTAGAGCGTGTTGCACTCATTGCTGATGCGCATAACTCCGTGGTAAAGCTCGAGGCAGTAGGTGGCACAATCGCCATCACCGCCGAAGCCGATGCCAACAACGGCAAGGAGCTGCTCAAGGTGGAAGGCACCGCCACTGGCGCATGGGCGTTCAACGTCCACTACCTGCTAGATGGCATCAAGGCTTTCAAGCCAGCAGAAGCCGTCACCATCTCCGCTAATTCGGCAACCACACCTGTGGTATTGACACCTGCCGGCGTGGATGGTGTAACTTATCTAGTAATGCCTGTTCAGGTAAGAAGCTAGCATTTATGTATGGCCAGATCTAAGACCAAAGACAAAACTCACTACACTCATGAAGAGCTGTTGTGCATTTGGTCCGAGCTGGCCGAGATTATTGCTGCTGGCAATAACAAAATCTCCGTCCCAAAGCTCATCATTGAAAAATGGGGGGTGTGCCGCCCTACCGCTGATAAGTGGTACGACTGCGCCAAACAACTGCTGTATCAGACTTGGGATCAGTCAACCTTGGCTGAAATGAAAGCCAAGCGTTTGCAAACGCTTGAGATGACAATCGAACGCGGAATGCGGACTAACCAGTTGGGTTCAGTAATTGGCGCAGTCAGGCTGCAGGCTGAAATGCTTGGACTTGTTGGCAAGTGAGCTGCATTGAAGCCGAGCTGCTTACACGCTCGGCATTGCAATTAGATGAATCAAATGAGCTTGACCTAGAAGAGCGCCTTAATACCATCCGAGCTGACCTGCATCCTGGGCAGCTTGATTTTGTAGACGACACCGCAACGCAAATTATTGGCATCTCAGCTGGGTATGGCGCCGGTAAGACTCGTGCGCTATGCGCTAAGGCAGTGATGCTGGCCGCGGCCAATCAAGGTTTTATCGGCGCTGTGATGGAACCAACCGGCCCATTGATACGTGACATCTGGCAGAACGACTTTGAGCAGTTCTTGGAGGCATATGAAATCCCATACACCTTTAGGGCATCACCGCTTCCTGAGTACATGCTGCACCTGCCAGGTGGTGACACCAAAATCCTGTGCCGCAGCTTCGAGAACTGGTCACGCATTATTGGCTTGAACCTTGCATGGGTATTGGCAGATGAGATCGACACCGTAACGCCGAGCATCGCTAACAAGGCATTCCCCAAGATCCTTGGTCGCCTGCGCTCCGGCAATGTTCGACAATTTGGCGCTGCATCCACACCTGAAGGCTTCCGCTGGATGTGGAATACATTCGGCAGTGAGGATGCCAAGGGTCGTGCTGATCGCAAGCTAATCAAGATGCGGTCAGCAGACAACCCGCACCTACCGCCAGATTTCATCGAACGGCTTGAGGCAAACTATGATCCGCAATTACTGCGGGCCTATCTTGACGGCGAGTTCGTTAATTTAACCACTGGCCAGGTGTATGACCGCTTCGACCGGGCCAAGCACATCATTGCCGACCTGCCCGATACCAGCCGCGAACCGCTCAGGGTTGGCGTTGACTTCAACGTGGGCAACATGTCCGCCGTCATTGCCATCCGGCAAGGCAGCAGTCTGCTAGTGATAGATGAGATCAGCGGCGCACATGACAC